TGGTCCCCAATACCAAGGAAAATCATCTTCAAGATATACTTCTTGTAGATGTGCCAACTCATGATGTGTTAAAAAATTATCAACTACCCTGTGTTTCATAACATATACCAAGTATATTATATAGACACAAAAAAAGAGACCCCCAGAGGAGTCTCTTTGAAATATGTATCCGAAGAATTACATTAGGTTTGCAACTTGTACACGTCTGTAGTACTTGTTGGTATTCGCTGTAAGAGCACCAGAACCTTGTGTAAGACCTTGAGCAAATGGGTTTGATACCATTCCGTAACGAGTCTTAAAGCCAATTTTTGGTTGGAAGGTGTTAGGATTAATTGCTCTGACCTGCTGTAGAGGTACATATGGGCAATAGAATAATCCAGCGTCATAAGGAGAAGAACCTTTGTAACCAGCAACGTAGAAGTGCTTATCAGCAACGTTAGCAGAGTAAGGATCAACATAAACCTTGATCTTACCGTTAAGAGTACCAACAAGTGTGCTTGCAGTATCATCAACACCAGTAAGAGCGTTGTTGCCATTAAGAGCAGGAGTGTAATCAAGTACACCAGCCATTCCTAGAGCAGAAGCAACGTCTGCAGAGCAGATCAAAATGTTGCCCTTTCCACGACGAGTTTGCTGACCGATAGCGTTAGCATCTCTTTCGATTTGGAAAAGTAGTCCCTTGAACTTCTCAACTGACCATCTACCATTGGAGTCAACGTCTAGGTCAAATATACCAGCATCAGCAGTATTGTTCTGAGCACCTTCTACAGCATTAACGTAGATAGTACGAACAACTTCTCTGTTGATTTCAGCAAGTATCTCTGTTGAGAGAATGTTTGATAACTCTTGCTCGGCATCTAGACCATGAATTGCTTTCAAGTCTTGAGCTAGTTCGATTGAGTACTCAGCCTTTAAAGCACGTGACTTCGCAGTAACTGTTACCTTCTCGATTGAGAAACCCATTTCTCTGAAGGCAGTTGCAGCAGAGCTGTCATCCAATGCTTCAGCAGTGGTTGTTGCCATTCCTTGAGCATCACCTGTTAACTCGTAAGTTCCTGGTGAAGAGTCGTTAAGAACGCTTGGGTTGTTTCCTTGAGCGTCGTTAGTTGCATCAGAAGCATTAGGATCATAGTCAGCAAGACGATTACCTGGGCCACCTGAGAAACCAGCGTTAGGCTCATTGAAGAATGCTTCTCTGTATGCTGCATCCGTAGCATCTCTCTCTGTACCGTAGTTGGTTCTCATCGCAAAGATAAGTCCTGTTGGACCTGTCATTGGCTGAACACCAGCAATGTCATAAGCAATTAGCTTAGGCATTGAACGACGAATAAGAGAGATAAGAACTGGGTCGAAACCAGCAACAGGACCTGTTGCAGTAGCATCAGCACCATATCCACCTGTACCTACAGTTTGAAGAGTTTCAGATAGGATTGCTCCTTCTTCAATCTGTGCTTTCTCTTGGTTTTCAAGAAGTTGGGCTACAACACCTTTCTTATAAGTATCCTCGATCTCTGGAAGAGCATCGTGATTAAGAACAGGGGCCCACTTTTCTTGGAGTTGTTTAATGTTAGACATTAGTTTTATTTTCCTTAAAGTGATTTATTATTTGGACCAACGTGATAGAGCATCAACGTACTTCGACATTGTGCCACTCTCGTTGTTTTCTACCAAAGGTGCAGATGCTTCTTCGGTGGGTTCAACTACAGTTTCTGCAGTTTCAGCCTTCCTAGTGAAGTATGATTCCTTGATAGTTTCGACTTTGTTTTTAAAGTCAGCTTCATTTTCAAACTCAACCCCTTCTGCCAATGAAACAAGCTTCTCCTTTTGGGTTTCAGCAAGTCCAGTAGCACATTCGTTCACGATTTCCATTCTAGTATACTCACCAATCCTCTTATTCAATGAGACATTGGTGTCGATTTGTTCGTTGAGCTTTTTCTCCATATCATTTATCTCTTCAGCCATACCGTCAAGTAGGTTGAATTTTTCTTCGGGTACAGTAAAGTTCTGTTCCACGAATAACTTTTTGAGCCCTTCAGTAAATGATTCTGCCATCTCCACTCTAATACCATGCTCAACAGCAAGTGAATTTTCTTCTAACCATTGCTTTGCAGCATAAGAGATGTAGTCATCAACCTTCTCGGCCAATTCTGTTTTAACCTTTTCGACTTCTTCAGTCAAGGCAGATTCATAAGCCTCTTGAAGAGTTTTAGTCTCTTCGTTAACTCTTTGAGTAACAACTGCCTCAAAGATTGTCTTCGCTTTTACTCGGAAGTCTTCTGAGAGTTCTTCACCAGCGACAAGAGCGTCAACATCTTCACTAAAGTCATACTTGGCTTCTTCAGTTTTTGGCTCTTCTTGGATTGTTTCTCCATCTTTTTCTTCCGAATCGAAGATTTTACCAGACAAACCAGCACTTACGTTACCAGTACCTGCGTCTGAAGGTTTAGTCTTAATTGACTTATCCCCCTCAACAGAAGTGGATCCAGCAGCAGATGCACCAAGGTTCTTCGTACCCTTAGCACCTTCTTCTGATTTACTATCAGTACCACCAATAGCATTGAAATTACCCCCAGAAGTATCGATCTTTTCTCCTGCGGTTGCGCCCTTTTTGATTGCTGTAGAACCAGTAGCTGCGTCTTCGGTCACTTTCTCCATTGAATCTAGCTCTTTAGTAGAGGTCTCAGACATTTGTTTAAACTCCGTCGTATTAGCGTTTGTCTATGTTTATTTATAAATTACAAACTTCTTAAAAATTTATCAAATGCGGAAACCTTCCGTTCTTGAATGTTTATAAGAGTTGCTTCATCAATTTCTTGCTTTATTTGAGCAATAGCAGACTCTTTAAGTATGCCATTATCCCAAACCCATTCCTTTCCTTCCATAATTCCATCAACAAAAGCATCTGGTGCTGATGGATCTGCTACTATATCAGCAGCAGTTGCAAGCATAAAGTCATCTTGTACTATATTACAGTTACCTTCTTTACGAAGAGAACCCATACCACGAGATGAAACTCCAAGTCTTACACCTTCATCAAGAAGGTTCTTGGCAATATTGCCCATAGGTGTATCAAGAATCTTTGCACGTCCAATAAAATTATTACCTTCTGCTCTAAGAGATTCTATCTTATGAGAAACTTTATCCAGATTGATGGAAGGTCCATCTGGATGTCCTAACTCACCGAGAGCACGACCCTTACGGATATAACTCTCATCATATTTAGCAACTTCTCTTTCGAGAGTTTTGAATGGATACTTGCGACCATTCTTATTTTCTATCTCAGACTGTAGAAAAACTCCTTCAATAAAGTGCGACCTTTTACCTTCCTTCTCTTCAGAAAGAAAGTTAACTTCGGTTATTTCTTCAGCTATCAGTCTCATTTTTTGGTTCCTCTATAGGTTCGATAGAATCTACCACTGCAGTATTTGGTGGTAGTGGATCAGGAACTGCTTCTGGTTCTTGCTCTTGTTGAGCAACTTCACCTGCAGTAGGTGCTAACTCTGGCGGTTCTTGACCATCATATACTTTATCAGCAATATCATCTGCAGCATCTTGTCCCGTGTCACCAAGGTCGAAACCCCAATCTTTAGCAAACTCAAGCTTCTTTGCTTGAATTGCATCATAGGAAGCTGCGGTCAATGCATCATTAGTTGTCTCTATTGCCTTAGATTTCTCATCGGCAAAGATACTATTAACAATAGATTGTGCTATTTCACTAGGCATAATAACTCCACTTTCTTATTTATTTATCTAAAATTCACCTTTGCGTTGATCAGCAGGCGTGACTACGGAAGATGAGTCGGGTGCAAGAGCACCATCTGGTGCAACAGCACCACCTCCAGCAGCAGGATCACCACCTTGCATCATCTCCAGTTCCATTGCAGGGTCAGCGATTAGACCATCTGCCATCTCTTTTTCAATCTGTTTATCAATCTCCTTAATCTCAATATCAGTTTGTTTAAGAACCTGACGACGGATATAATCTAGAGAGAAGTACTTACCAACATAAGGATCCATTGCATTAACTTCATTGATCCTTTCGTTACGGATTTCAATCTCCTTGAGTTCTGTGAAATAGTTATCAGCAATATAATCAAACTGAATATGCTCTTTCATCTCTTCCCATTCTTCAATGGAAACTATACCCTTTAAAACTAATTGTGTTTTAAGAAGATCTATGAATAATTCACCAAATCTCTTACGCAATCTTGCGACAAACTTCTGGAACTTAACCTCATCTCTTGTGATCTCAGCAGCACGACCAATGTTAAATGTAGTCTCTGTCTCTAATCTTGAGTTAGGAACGTTGAGTGATTTGTATAGTTTCTTCTGGAAGTACTTAACGTCTTCTAGTTCTCCAAGGTTCTGACCACCAGGTAATGTAGTAATTTCAGTTCCTCTTCCACCTTCTCTTCTAGGTAACCAGAAGTCCTCAAGCATAGACATGAACTTCTTGTCATCCTTGATCTCACCAGTGTTTGCATCGTATACAAGTTTGTTTCTGTAACGACCCATTACTTCACGTAGGTATTGTTCCGCTTTATTCTTAGGAAGGTTACCTACATCAATATAGAAAATTCTTCTTTCTGGTGCTCTTGATAATCTGTAGATAACAAGAGAGTCTTCAATCATTCTTAACTGATTGACTGCCTTAATTGCTTTGTGTAAATGAGACAAGACCATATTCTTGTTAAGGTCTTGAATACCAGAGTGACAATAACTTATTGAATCTGGTGCAATTTTCATACCTTGGTTGGTACTATTCTTCAATCCTTTTGGATTGTATAAGAAATAAGATGCAGATCTTTGTGTGAGTTGAGTATTAAGATCAACGCCTCTTAATTCATGAGGTTTCTTTTCATCATACTCAGTAACTTTACGGATCTTACGTGGGTCAATATATCTAAGTTCGATCATTCCACCTCTAGGGTTTTTAGGATCGATTACCTTATGAAAAAATAATCTCCCATCAACATACCATCGACGGAAGATTTCATATGACCTATTATCAAAATCAAGAAGACGGAGAATTTCATCGAACTCCTCACGTATCAATTTCTTAATTTTTTCTGATTGTTTTAGATTTGATAACTCAACTGCGATAGGAACATCATCGAAATTACCACAGATAGTTTCGTTAACTACATCATCAACTGCACTATCACATTCTGGTTGTAAAACCATTTCTCTATAACGAGAAATAAGTTCATACTCATTACGAATTGTACCATCAAAGTCAACAGAATAACCATAGTAACCACCGCCTACTACAGGTTGTGATCCATCCAGACTATCCTTTTGAACAAAAGAAGGCCCCTTGGGAACCTTCTTTGCCCTCTCTAAACTAAATCCAAAGAGTTGCGACATTATTAAAAACTTATTGTTCCTTCTCTATTTAGGCGACTTTCAAAACCCCTACTTTTAGCTTTCAGTTGCTGCTGAATTAGCAGTACCTGTAATTGGCTTCCAGTATTGGACTTGTAACTCTACAGTGAATTCTTCAACTGCGTCATTATTTCCAAAGTCAAGATCTATTGCTGCAATATTACTTGGGAATACTTGGAAGAACTTATAAGACTTAATAACCTTATGTGATCCTGATGTAGTAGTACCAGTACCACCAGAAGTAGTACCTTTCTCATTTCTAGAAAGTTGATGAACTTCCATATCAGCAAAGTAACCAACTGTATTTGTAGAAGAAGCTGTAGTACCAGATGTTCCTATAGCAACAGAGGTATAGTTCTCATCATACTCCTGTATCTTCTGCATCCAAGTTTCAAATGCTGTTCTTAACTTAAACCCACTATCATTCTGAATTGTAATTGTCCAAGGTTCAAATGTACGATCACCAGCGAGTTTCAAAACACGTCCTCTAAAAGGAACTTCAACAACACCTATCTGTGATGCTGGTAAGTTTGCTGCTCTAACAACAAAATTTGCTAATGTTTTTAATGCTGAAGCATCAGTCAATCCTATATCCGTAGGGAAATTTACATCCACCTGGAACAGATTGGGTCTTGCGAAATCTGAGTATACATTCGATTTGAATGTATCAATATTACCTCTTTGAGCCATGAGAAAATTCCTAACGTTAAAACCTTTCCTCTATATTTAGTATAATGATTATTTTGAGACATAAAAATAGCGGAGAAAACTCCGCTATTTGAATCCATCTCGAACTCTTAGTTATTTAGCTTGCAACCTCACTGAAGGAAACACCTGTACGTGTAGCAACAAATGTTAGTGTAATGAAGTTGATAGTACGTGTTGGCTTAACATATACTTCTGCATAGAACTCACCACGATCAACTGCATCAGGTGGGTTGTTACTCTCATCACACTTAACTAGGAAGTCAGTTACACCACGACGACCTTGTACATCTCTCATGTATGGCTCAACGATGTTAAGGAATAAACCTCTTTGTGCTTCATCGTTTTGCTCGAAGAGTTGTGACTTAGCAGCACCAGAGATAACTCTCTCAATTGTTAGGAACAAACGACGAACGTTAATTCTGTCGAATGCACTAGCAAATGATTGTGCAGTCTTATCACCGTAAAGAACAATTCCTTGTCCTGGGAATGCGACTATTGGGTTAATCCTTGAACTGTATAGTGTATCACGCTGAGTCTTGTTAGGTGTGTATGCAAGTTTGATTGCATTTCTTATTCCACCACGTTGGAAACCAGCAGGTGAGAACCAAGGTTCTGCAACCTCTGTAGTCTGTAAGCAAAGTCCAGCAATGTCTCCGTTACATGGAACGTAACGATATACATCATTGTACTTATCATACATGTACTTGTAACCAGAATCAAATACAACATAAGAAGAACTTGGAAGTTGATCAAAGAAATCAACAAGGTTGTTTGTTGCAGTAGTTGTATTACTTACACCAACAACGTTTGCTCTACGTGGAGAAACAAATAGCATGCAATCTCTACGCTCTTCAACAATGTTAACAAGTGCGGTTATCTTAGCAAGAGCAGCAGCATCATCAGAACCAGAAGGACCAGTAAGAATGAAGTCTATTGTTTGTGACTCAGGATCAGATACTAAATCGTATGCTGATTGAACATCTGAACTACCTACAGTATAGTTAGATCCAGCAACTGTATAGTCAGCACCACCTGCTAAACGATAATACCATGTTGCATTATTCTTAGAACCAAGTGTTGTAACTCCAGCAGGATAATCTGTAGTACCACCAGAAGAACGTAGTAGGTTAAACTGACGTGCAGCATCCTGACCCCAATCTCCATCAGATGAAGTACCAGTTGCAGCAAATCCTGTTGCTTCGTGTGATCCCCAATAA